ACGTAATGAGATGTCGGACACCAAATCCCCGCGTAGATGAGGCACCTCGAATCGTCCAGCGTTGCGATCTGCCGTAACGTGTGGACGTACGTTTCGCAGTCCTCGGAGAGCTGCTGCAGCTGTGCCTCCTGCCCCTCTGGGGATTCGAGTTTCAAGCGCAGTCCTCGGAGATCGTCTCCAGAGTTCCGGATGTCTGAGTATGACCGATGCGCATAGTAGTCACCGTCGGGGATACGCGCAAGCAGTTCGTTCGCGCGTTCTCCTTCCCACTGGGAGCATCCGATCGACGGATAATCTCCTGCGGTGCTGCGGCTCACCGAACCATAGCCGCCCTCAACACCTGTTTCAACGAGCCCTTTTGCGATCTCATAGGCGAGTTCTTGTACGTCCATCATTCACACCTCCTTCTTCGCGCCGAGCCCGCTTTTCTTACGGATCAGCTCATAGAGTTCCCCTGCTTCCTCAATGCCCGACTTCTGCATGTTCTCAAGGATCGACAAGAGTTCTGTCATCGATAGATATCCAATGACAACAACGACGGCAACCGTCGGTGCGCCTGCATGGACGCACATCCAGTCAACGATCCATGCTGCGGCAACAACGCCGAAGTAGGTCAGCATCTTCGTCACAAACCGATGCCGCATTTCTTCGCTGCGGATATAGCCCGCCCGTTGTGCTACACGAATATTGCAGAAACACTTCCAAAATCGCGGCTTCTCCACGCCGCTATCAATAAGATGCTGCCGTGATAGTGCGATCCACTTAGTCAGTAGATCGACGACAACGAGCACCGCAAATGCCGCGAACAGCCGGACATGCGTGTATGATATAAGCGTGAGGATGCAAGACGTACAGAGCTTAAACAGCCATGCCTCCTGTAGCCTCTCCAGCACCTTCATCATGATCTCCACTCTCCTTTGTCTCCTTTCCGAGCACTGAAAAGGCGCACACCGCTTTGATGTGCGCCGTATGAGATTACTTCTCTTTTTTCTTCGGTGGGTCATCCTTCCTCACCTCGATCACAACATGATCGCCGTAGGTGATTTCGTCCGCCTCCGTTTGATCTGATGTGGCAAGGGAAAACATTTCGCCCGTCTCCACGTTCGTAAACGTGAAGTTCGTGATTGTGCCTTCTCCCTGCGGGTAGGTGATTTTTCCGTTGACAATGTACTTTTTCAGCATTTGTGTCCTCCTACTCCACTTCTACCAAAAACGGCTTCCCTGTCTGAGCCTCCTGCTTCCATCCGGGGGTGCAGCCGGTAACATCGAGGATCATAACGCCGAGGAGTGATGCGAGACTTGCAAACTCCTGTGATAGCCCCGGGTATTGGTCCGGATTTCCCCCGCGCACGAACGGCGTCACGCATGTCGTAAATTCCACGGTGCTCGGGTCAGGGAACCAAAAGCCCGTATTGTATAGCCACTCATCCCGGCCAACACCAACTGCATAGCAGGCATTCTGTGAGAGCGCAACAACGGCGATCTTGCGGCCGGGGTAATGATATCTTTTCGGCGAGTTGTATATGCCCGACCCATCAAACGACAGTGCGTTTACGCTGGGGAAATAGTCAAGGATGCGCATATAGTCGTAGCGGTTGTTAAAGACAACCTCCCCGCGCTCATTCTTGATGACGAACTCGCCCTTATCGAGGCCGATATGGGAGTCCCCCAGCCCATAAGCATAGAGGATCGGGGCCGTCTCCATCTCTTCGAGATAGCTCTCTGCCGTAAAGTTTTCGCCCGCGCGGGGTCGATAGGGCGATGGCCAGGAGGTATTATCCGGATCATATTTCGCTCGGTCAAACTCGGTATATCCGACGTTGTCCCCACGGAACGACTTCCCGTCTACGAGCGACTGAGACAACGACGCTTTCCGCTGCCAGCAGCTTACGAAATGCGCTGTCGTTGTTTGGCTCAGATAATCGAAAATAGTTGCAAAGGTATAGACGATATTCGGCATACCGGCACCGAGCGCAAAAATATAAGGCACGGTGTCCGTAGGACTGATCGAGAACCGCGCCCTCAGCTTGGGTTTTTTCCACACAAGCATAGATTGGATACCAAGTCCCGCGTATCCGTAGAACGCTCCTGTTGACCATAGAGCCCGTGGAAGGTCAAAGTGCACGGTAGGCGAATCAGAGAAAATGCCCTTGTCTTTATTGGGAGTAGTTTTCGCGCACCACGGGTTCGGGTAATTTCCGCCTTGTGGCCACGCATAGGATTTACCATTTGCGTAGTCATAATATGGGAAGGTGCACACTCGTTCGCCCGCTTCGTTTTTCTCGACGTGCATCCCCGTCAAACAGCGCTGCACTTTTACATTCGGTACCCAATCAAGCCGATAGTTTTGATACCGATCGTCAATGACATGAGAGCCATTGGCGTTTCTGATTTCTGCATATCGCATAAGCCCATCCTCCTCTCAATAGAAGCCATAGATAATCGCACGCGGGTTCTGCGCCGCAAGAGTATCATGGTAATACGCATGTGGGAACTCCGGATCATAAGCCGCATTCGGCTTGAATGGGAGCGTAACCGTAATCCCCTGGAGGTCTTCCCATGTTTCCACCTTCGTCAGCTTTGGGTCGTCAGGATCCCAGTCGGAGCTCTCTCCGAAAGCCCCATACCCGGATCCGCGAAAAACGAGCTGCGTCCAGATGCGATTTTTCCCGGGATTCGGGATCTCTATGCGCATGCGTTTCTTTGCCCCAAGGCTCGCAATCCCAACGACGCGGGTAACCCCGCAGCGCGTATCGAGCGTGCATGACCCCCGTGCATTGATTAGCTGTACTCCTGCCTGTGTCATTATGTATACCTCCTCTACTCAAATATACCAATCCGAACGCGGGTCTTTTCGCCCTCGTCGAACACTTCGATAAGATTATCCGATATCTCCGTCCTCGCCCCTGTATCCTTCGTACGAAGCTTTCCGATCTTTGCCGATACAGCAGACAGGCTATCTACTACAAGCTTATCTGCGGTTATCGCGCCTGCCTGCAGCATGTGATTTGCGATAACATTGCCATCAATGATCGTGTTCCCCGTGATGTGCAGGAGTCGGCCATCGATCTTTACGCCGCCAGGTGCTACGTTGATAGCCGTTACAACATCACCTTGATTGACTTTGAGCTGCAGACCGTTGTAGATCTGCGTGATCGCGCTGTAGCCGGATTCCTGCGGATTGCCGGACAGCTTCGCAACGATGGATGATACGCTCTCCTTGGTCGTCTGCACGTCCCGCATACGTTCGGCGAGTGCCGCGTCAAGATCTTTCTCCGCGATCGACAGATTTTCGATATCGCTTTTGTCGATTTTTGCCTTGACGATTACTTCCTGCGCCGGTGACAATTCGCCATCCCCGAAGAAGTCAAAATACGCCGCCTGCACGGTGTAGACACCTGCCGTACCGACGTAGGAAACAAAGGTGCCCGTCGTTTCGAGTGTTTCGTTGATACCGCCGCCCGAGATATGCACGCGCGTACCGCTCACATTTTCGGGCTTATTTTGGATGGAGACACTAAATCCTTGCAGGGTATTTGTGATCTTGATCGTCGGTGCTGCCGGCGCGGGTACGTTATACTCGCACGCAGCGGCCGCGCTGTACTTTCCGATCGCGTTGCACGCAAAGAGATATACGGTACCCGTGCGCTCTGTTAGCGATATGGTCGCCGACGTGCTTGTCGTTTTGAGCAGCAGATTACTGTTGGCCGTGCCCGCGAGCTCGTCGAGGCGCAGCTCGTAGAATGCTACGTCCGAAGTGAAGTCGTCATCCCATCGTGCGACGGCCTCGTTGCCGAAGGAGATGCTAAAATTCTGCGGCGTATTCGGCACGACATTCTTCCCGATGACGTGCACTGTCGTCTCCGTTGCTATCGCCGCACGGTTGTTGTACGCGTCGACTGCGATAACTTTAATCTTCCACTCGTCGCCGATACGAGCCTGGTTGATCGTCGCCTGTCGGTCTCCCCGCATCACGAAATCCCACGCACTGAACGCCGGCTCTCCCGCAGGCTTGACGCGCGCGTACACATCGGCGCCCGCGTAACTAGAGATCTCGGGCGGCGTCCACGAGATGATGACGTCGTACCCCGT